TAGATTCTGGTTTTAAAGCAGAACACGAACACTCTGGTGTATATGCCAATGGAACTGCCGCAGAAGCTATCGCAGATGCAAATACACAAGATTATAATTCAAGCTACGCAGCGACTTATTATCCACCAGTAGTTCTTGCTGGTGAAGACATGGGGCTTCGTGTTCCGGCTTCAGTTGCTGGTATCGGAGTTCTCGCTCAATCAGATGCTGCTTCTGGTGCACCGTGGTTTGCTCCAGCTGGATTTAATCGTGGCGGTATCTCTCAACTTGGTGGAAACCAAGGACCGAGAGTTCAGCGACCAGTTGAGAATCTTAACAAGGCAGATCGCGATGATCTTTACCAAGTCAATATTAACCCAATTGCTAATTTCCCGGGTGAAGGGCCAGTTGTATTCGGTCAAAAGACCCTTCAACAAACTCCTTCTGCTCTAGATCGCATCAACGTTCGTCGTTTGATGATTCATCTCAAGAAGCGTATTGGGGAAGTTGCAAGAACAGTTCTTTTTGATCAAAACGTTCGTGCCACTTGGAACCGATTCAAGACAGGTGCTGAACCTATCCTTGCGGATGCCAAGTCTCGCTTTGGGGTTTCAGAATATAAACTGATTCTAGATGAGACAACAACCACTCCTGATTATCAGGATCGCAACATTATGTATGCTAAGGTTTTCATTAAACCAGCAAAAGCAATAGAATTTATTGCTATCGATTTCTCAATTACCCGTTCGGGAATTGAATTCTAAACTATTTAAAGTATATTAACAGGAGAATTATACAATGGCATTTTGGTCAACAAACGATGTAGAACCTAAAAGAAACTTTAGGTTCCAAGTACAAATTAAAGGTCTTACCGACTTAGGAGCACCTACAGATATTCTTTGGTGGGCTAAGACAGTCACTACTCCTTCTTTTGATGTTTCAGAAGTAGAACACAATTATCTAGATAACAAATTTTATTTTCCTGGTCGTGTGTCATGGAACGAAGTAACTTTGACTTTAGTTGATCCAATTACAGTTGATGCGGTTCAATTAACTAATAGACTCTTAGAAGCTTCCGGTTATTCCGTTAAATCCAACGAAATGAGTGTTGCAACAATGTCTAAAATCAAAGCAACATCAACCGCCTTACAGGCGATGATAATAACTATCTTAAATGCGGATGGAGACCCTATAGAACAATGGCAGCTCAACAATCCTTTTATAAAATCTGCTAAATACGGAGATTTAGACTATTCCAGTGAAGATCTTAGAACTGTTGAGATGACTATTAGATATGACTGGGCGACATGTAGTAATGATAGTCCATTACAATTTGAGCCCAAATAGGAGCATAAATGGCATTTTGGTCAACAAACACACTTGAACCTTTAAGAAAATTTAGATTTCAAGTAACACTCGGAGAAGTGCTTTATCATGCTAAGACTGTGACTAAGCCTTCTTTTGATGTATCACAATCAGAGTATCAATTAATAAATCACAAGATAAAATATCCGGGAATAGCTACTTGGAATGATATTGATGTAACAATTGTTGATTCTGTTGATAAAAAGCTTGGTGTCTCTTATTATAATAAATTAGTAAAATCAGGCTATAGCTTTGAAGGAAAAAAAGATGGTATAGTTAAACAACAATATAATGATGGAGACATTCTTATAGAACAAATAGACGCAGAAGGTTTGTTAATAGAAACCTGGACATTGAAGAACGCATTTATAAAAGGAATTAAATTTGGAGACTTAGATTACTCTTCAGATGATTTGATGGAGATAACAATTACAATAGCATATGACAGCGCAGAACTAGTAGATAATAAAGCTGAAAACGAAGCCAGACTAGAAAGATTGCAGGAAAGAGACCTAGATGGAGCCACCATCTTAGATGATGGCTCAATTGACTTATAATAACAAAGAGGTATAAATGAGCAGAAATAAAGATAGACTTGGGGGACACACCCCAGAGCCCGCAGAGGCACCACAACAACCGGTAGAAAAAGCTTTTGATCCATTAAGCTTTGTAGCGCCAACAGAATTCGTTGATCTACCATCAAAGGGAAACTACCCAGAAACACATCCACTTCATGGACAAGAAGTTATTGAGATGAGATTTATGACAGCAAAAGAGGAAGATATTTTATCCTCACAAACTCTTCTTAAGAAAGGACTTGCAATAGAAAGAATGTTAGATTCTCTTATTATAAACAAAGCAATCAAAGCACAAGACCTATTGGTCGGAGACAGAAATGCTTTAATTATTGCAGCACGTATCTCTGGATATGGAGCAAATTATAAAACACAAATCAACTGTCCTTCTTGCGGCTCTAGATCGGAGTTTGATTTTGATCTCACTGAGCAAAAAATTCATGAATCTTCTGAAAGTGAGGAATTAAATTTAAAAAAGCTTGAGAATGGCAATTTCACAACAAAAATGCCATATTCCAAGTTCAATGTTGAGTTTAAACTTTTAGATGGAAAAGACGAGCAGATGTTAACAAAGCTTGCTTCCGATAAGAGAAAAAGAAAAATGATAGAGACAGTTCTGACAGATCAATTTAAACAAATGATCGTTTCGATTGAAGGGCACAGTGATCGTTCTATTGTATCAAAATATGTCGATAATATGCCGACTTTGGACTCTACACAACTCAAGGCTTGTTATAAGGTGGCATCACCCGATGTAAAGATCACAAACGATTTTGAGTGTAATTCTTGCGGACATTCGCAAGAAATGGAGGTGCCGTTTAATACGGACTTTTTTTGGCCTAACCGATAAATATTCCGAGGCTCTTTATGAACAGATATTTATCATGAAACATTTTGGTGGATGGTCTTTCACAGAGATATACAATCTACCGATTGGGCTTCGAAATTGGTTCTGTGAAAGAATGCGAAAGCAATTTGAAGATGAAAAGAAAGAAATGGAAAAAGCCAATAAGAAAAGAAGATGATGCCCTGATGGGCATTTTTTTATATAAACTAATTATGTTAAGGAGAATTATATATGCTTGTTATCGATCTGGAGAGGGCCAAAGTAACCCTTAATGAAACTTGGGATGAAATGTTAGGTTCTTGGACCAAAACTATTCTTAAATATATGTATGGGAAAGATGTTAATATCGTTGCAAACCTTAATGAAGAAGAGCAAACAACAACAAAATTTAAAATTACAGGGAAATACCAAGATGTAAAAGCATATGCCAAAGCAATTGCGGCAGAAAAAGAATTCTTGGATGCTTATCGTGAATTTGGTAATGATCATCCCCAGACAGCCAAGAAAAGAGCAGAACTTAGAGCAGATGTTTCAAATTTTGAATCCGTAACGACTCTCAAGTGGCCCTTCAAAGACGAGGATTAAATGAATGACTCAAGAGGAATTAGAAGATAAAATTAAAGCTTTGGAAGAAAAACTGGCAAAGTATGAAGAAAATAAAGAAGCGACATCAACAGATCCCAAGGTCATAGATGGTCGAATAAAAGAATTGGAAGTGACGATCGCTCAAAATAAAGCACTTGGTGAATATAACCAAATGTATCAAGCACAAATTAAACTACGAAAAGAACTTGAGAAAGTACAGGAGGCTAGTACTGCAGCTTCTGCAAGAGTTACAGCACTTGAGGAAAAGAAAAGGACAGAAGGTCTATCGGCCGATGAAGAAAAAATATTAAGAGTTTCTAAACTAAAAGTCGCTCAATCAAATGCGTATGAACAGAGAAAAAATGAACTTCAAAATATAACAGATTTAGAGGATGAGAATTCTGCTGCTGAGGAAAAGAGATTAAAAAAAGCCAGAGGTTTTTATGAAGATATAGCGGTTAAGATCGGTCTAAATTCTAGAGCAGCCAACGGATTCATCAATAAAATGGTAGAGGTCGGAAAACTCTCTAAAGAAGAAAAAGCGCAAGCATTTGCCGATACGTTTTCTCTTAAGAGAATGGGTGCAGCATTAGCAATGTCGGTTCTTACTCAAACCATGAAATTTGCAATGGCTGTAGACAAGGCCACTGCCGCTTTTGCGGCTCAAACTGGTGCCGGTCGTGTCTTGACCAACGAGATCATGGCGGTGGGAGGAAGTTATCGGAATCTTGGCCTTGGAGCAGAAGATGCTGGCAAAGCAGCGCAGGCTTTATTTAATGATTTTACCGGTTTCATGCAAGTATCACAGACCGGTAGAAAAGACCTAATGAAAACAGTGGCTTCCTTAGAAAAAATAGGAGTTTCTGGGCAAATTGCTACAAAATCCTTGCAAATATTATCAAATAACTTTGGATTGTCAACAAGACAAGCATCAAAAATGACCAAACAATTAGCAATTGCTGGAACAAAGATCGGTATTTCGGCTTCCAAGATGATGAATGGTTTTGTGGAGGCTTCCAAGTCTCTCGCAGTTTATGGCAAAGATTCGATCAAGGTATTTACAGACCTCGCAGCACAAGCCAAAGCTGCTGGGACAGAGGTGTCTTCACTTCTGGCAATAAGCGGCCAATTCGACAAATTTGATACCGCAGCCGATACTATTGGTAAGTTGAACTCAATCTTGGGTACCCAAATGTCTGCAATAGATATGGTTCGCATGAGTGATGAACAACGTATTGAGACTCTCATTCGTTCTGTTCAAGCACAAGGCATGGCCTTTAGTGATATGGATAAATATTCTCAAATGGCTGTAGCTAATGCTGCTGGGATTACAGATATGGCCGAGGCACAACGTATTTTTGGTATGTCGGTAAATGATTATAGAAAAGGATTAAAAGAAGCAGCATCAGAAGAAGAGTTCAACAACCGATTAAAAGATGCAATGGATGTTTTCAAAAAACTAGAAAAAGCAATGCAAAACTTTGCAATGCAACTTGCCCCATTGGTTAATTGGATTGCGTGGGCTGCTCAAGGGCTTTTAGACTTCAGTCAAAGTATGAATGGTATCCCTGCTATGCTTGTTGCTCTTGCTGCTGCAATTGGTGTAGTAATGCTTGTCGCCCCTGCTTTCTTAAGTATGTTTACAGTTGCTTTGCCGGCATTGATTACTGGTTTAACTGGCTTTGCTCCTGTTTTGGGAACCATTGCGGGGGTTATTGGTGGTGCATTAGTTATTGCATTAGTAAGTTTAGCTACCACCTTGGCTTTGTTGAATTTAGATAAATTAACTGCTTTGGCTACAATCTTCAAAGGACTTGGCAATATTGGAAATATTTCTGTTGGAGTTAATGCCATTGAAGATGTAACAGATTCACTGGTTGGTAACCAAGCAACTCTCAAACCAATGTTAGGAGATCTTGCGCTCATAGCAACGGGAAAGACAACACAAAGTGTAACCACAAGTACCGTCGGATATAGTCTTAATACGTTTGCGGCTAAATTTGAAAATACATTTAAGCCGAGTGTAACGGTTAAGATTGGAAATGAAGAATTTAAAGACTTTGTTATAGATACACAAGCAAAGGGGGCTAGAGATTAATGCCAACACTTAATTTATCAGATGGGAAAACAATATCAGGCTATGTTGGAGCAACCAATGCTCAACTACAGATCATGAGTGTTCCAACACAATTTTTGCTTCAGTTTCCTGCTTTTTTAACAGACTTCTCACAAACGTTTGATGCGACATGGAACACTGAAGATGTATTTGGTAGAATGGACCCAATAGCAACATATCAAAGCACCAAAAGAACAATGTCTCTCGGATTTGATTTACCAGCGGGTTCTTTGGATGAAGCAAAGAAAAATCTTAAAGGATGCTCTGAATTGGTCAAAATGGTGTACCCAGTGTATGGTTCAGGAGGGA